ATGAAAAAAATCATTATCTCGTTATTACTACTGGCAAGTTCAGGGGCCGCGCTGGCTGCGCCACAGGTCATCACCGTCAGCCGTTTTGAGGTTGGCAAAGATAAGTGGGCGTTTAATCGGGAAGAGGTGATGCTGACCTGCCGTCCGGGTAACGCGCTGTATGTCATCAATCCCAGTACGCTGGTGCAATACCCATTGAATGATGTTGCCAGACAGCAGGTAGAGAGTGGGAAAACTACGGCGAAGCCGATCGAGATTATCCAGATTGACGACCCGGCGAAACCGGGTGAAAAAATGAGCCTCGCACCGTTTGTGGAGCGTGCAGAAAAGCTCTGCTAATTGTCAGATGTAGCGTTCTGATTTCCAATAAAAAACCGCAAGGCTCTCTCAGGAGAACTTGCGGTTTTTACGTTTGGATGTGTGACAATCGTCCTTTTTTTCAGGCCACTTTAGTCGCGGACTGGAAAACCTGGCGCTGTCATCTATTCTTAAATGGCAGGGTAACTTAGCCTGCATTAATGCCAACTTTTAGCGCACGGCTCTCTCCCAAGAGCCATTTCCCTGGACCGAATACAGGAATCGTATTCGGTCTCTTTTTATCTATCTGTTTTCATTTGGTTTTTTCGGTGACTTCACGAAATCCCACGAAAATTACTCGAAATTTCCATATCCTGTCTAAACCATAACATATTCTGCACCACGTGCGTCCAGGTATTTTTTGGTCATTGTTAAATTTTTATGCCCCAGCAGTCTCTGTGCGAAATCCTCTCCGCGCTCTCTTTCATAGAGTCTGCTCGACAAGCTCCTGATCTCATGGAACGGGGGAGGGTTGGGGCCAAACTTTAACTCTGTAGAATCCCTGATATCAGAAAATGCTTGGGTAATTCCGTCCGGAGTTAACGGACCTGGCTTCCTGCCACCACGCCTTACCGCAGAATAAAGCATGAAGTCTGACGGGTTGTTTTTACGACAACGGTCAATAACATCCTGCAATACCAAATCAGCAGAGTCCAGTCGCAAATCAAGTGGCAACGCCAATTTGTGACCTGTCTTTTCCTGCGTGACAAACAATCTTCCATCCCTGATATCGCTGAATCTGAACAGCGATACGTCCTCTCTTCTCTGCCCTGTGACCAGCGCCAGGTCACATGCATTTGCAGCCCATCCAGAATGAGCGGTTGCGGCATCCCTTATTATCTCAAACTGCTCGAGCAAAAGACGTTCACGCTTCACTTTTGGCGTCGGCGTTCTTGTCGGCTCTGCCGGGTTCCTTTCAATATGTCCCTCGACAATCGCCTCCCTGAATATATCCAACAATACAGAACGCAGGCCAGAGGCCATGCTCTTCTTATCGCAGAGTATGTAACTCTCCAGGAAAGTAGATACATCCTTCGTGCTGACCGACGATAGCGGCATACGTCCGAATTCATCACTGATAGTGGCGATCTGATTGCGCCTGACCTTCATCGTGTTGGGCTTCAATTCTCTTCGCTCAAGAATTACTTCGTAGCGCTCGAGCCACGCTTTAACCGTAAACGTTGGTGTTTCCTTTATGCGGTCAAGCAGCGCTGACGGAAGGTAATTTTGGTCGATGTAGTTGTTGGCCTCGATGGCCTGAGAAATGGCGTCCTTTCTGTCGATCCGGCCAAGAGATAATTCTTGACCGGTAATCGGGTTTCGCCAGCTATAAAGCCTGTCTCTTTTACGATAGGTCAGGTTACGGGGCAGGTTAGCGTCGTAACGTACTGGCCTTTTCGCCATGAGTCAGTCTCTCCAGTAGAGTGCCGCCAGTTGGCAGCGATAAGCGTTTTGATTTGGGGCGAAGGTTCTTCTTGCTCGGATCCACATAGATGGCGTCAGGCTGAACCTTATATTCTTTGCCGTGAAGTTCCGGAGCAGGGTAAATGCGCCCCTCCCGCGCCCAGCGGCGAAGTGTTGAAAGAGACGGCGGGGTTGAATAAGTCGAATTCGCCCATTCCTGCAGATTAAGAAGCTTGGCCATACTACCTCCGGATCCGGCAACTCATTATAGAGCTGCCGGAAAACTGTTAATGAAATATCGTTATCAAGAAACCTGACCCGGTAGCGCGCGCAGCCGGCGCATACCTGTCATCGCCGTGGCCACGTAGCTGGCTTTACGGTTAACCACTTCCACCCAGACCTTCACACCTTCAACTCTCACCGTGTACGTCTCCTTCATCTTGCTGCGGCCATAGTCGCCGTAACGTTCTGCATGAGTGGCCAGTGCTATGTCGCATGCCTGACGCGCTAGAGGGGATTGCTGATTTCCGCGGTTAATTAATCGCATGGTCACCGCCTTCTGGATTGGATGGTTGATGGAAAACCGCTCGGGACGGCGACCAATCGCAATATGCATCGGTTTCGGTATGCCCGAAAATTGCCTTACAGCGACGGATATGGGCGCAGTCGCCGCAGGTCTTACCCTTCGGGAGTTGCATTTTGTCGGGGTCTGCCGGGTTATAATTCAGCTCAGTCATTCCAGGCCTCCAGCTCGTTCTGGATTTCCTCGTCGATCTCGTCATTGGTGGCGTCTTCGTTTAGATAGTCGCGCGCCTCTTTGAGATACTGTTCTCGGCGTTCGTGGTACCAGGCAGAGAACTCCGGCGACCAGCCGAGACCATTACCTTGAAAATCAACCAGAGCGTTGTCCTCAGCCATACGCTCAACCATGCAGTCGGCTGTTGTCAGGGCGCATTCCCGGATGTAACCGCGAAGGTGGTGTTTGCGCCACCAAGGACTTACTTTCGAATCGCAACGTCCTTTGAACTCAATTTCACAGCGGCGGATGCAGCGTGCGTTTAAAGATTTACTCATCTCGTTACCGGGAGGGTTCGCCCTCCCGCCTCCCTTAGGCCACGTATTCCGGTTTCATATCCGCCAGGGTGATGCTGAACTGATCGTGCAGCTCGTCGCCCAGATGACGTTTCACCGTTGCAAGAACTCGCTCAACTTCCCCAAACCGTTCAACTGCATCCGGTTCATCCGGAGACGGCAGGGAGTTGATCGCGGCTTCAACCTTGTTACGTGAATCAACCAGGTAGTAGCGCTTCACTGCCTTATTCTTCAGCTCGGTGAACAGGGCAGATCCGAGCGTGGCCTTCGCGCTTTCGATATCAGCACGCAGTGCTTTGGCGCTATCAACATCCTGTGCTGCCTCGATGCGCTCGCGGAAATCATCGGCAAGAGCGTCGATATTTACCGACGATTCGTGTGCGCTTTGCGTAGTTGTGACGGTGTCACCTGCGATTTCAGCAACGCTCATTCGTTGGGCTGAGCCAGGGTTAATAACTTTTTCTTCTCGTTCTTCGACTTCATCGGCACTGTAAACACCAAGAATCACATCAGGGCAGTACAAGCGAGCCCAGCGCTTTACCGCGAGATAAGCGAGCTGCTGACGCGGATCACTTGCCCATAGTGTCGAATTACGAACCTGAGCCTGAGAAAGCATGAGTACCAGTTCGCGTGGCTCATCCTCGCCTTTCATCGTTGCCCACACACGAATTCCTACACCGGCCTCATCCTTTAAATCCCAACCGGGCGCGATGTATTTATTGCCTTTAGAACTGGTTCTCTCTACAAATCGACCAATGATGTTTTCCCATGGGCCAAACCAATCGTAATGAAGGCGATCTTTTGTAGGCGACATGTTGGTAACAACCGCATTAACCAGTTGAGCTTCGTAACCCAACACTCCGCTATTACCGACGATGTGGGTCTTCTGAGCTACGGCAAAGGGGTCCATACCCCATCGTGCGGCCTGCATGACCACAGCCATGCAGGCATCTGGTTTTCCGCGGAAGTGGTCAGGTACAAAAGCGCCACTATTTGCCATCACTGTCGACAAGGTGCGTAGGCGGTCGAAAAGTTCCCCATTAGTCAAAATTGAGATGTTATCGATCATTTGCGTCTTGTTTTCGTTGGTAGTAATTGCAGTAGACATGTTCTTTTCCCCTTATGCCTGAGTACGCAGCGCTTCAAGGCGGCGCAGGTCGAAGTCGTTCAGTTCGTCGGTGTAATCAGCGGTGATCGGCGCTGGCCATTCGCCAGTGTCAAAGCCGGTAGCGATAGCGCGCATCGCCTTGCGGTACTCGAGCATGCCCAGTTCCAGCAGTTCGGCGGATGCCTCGATGATGGCGATCCAGTGATAGTTCTCGTCTTTGTTGACGAAAATCCAGAAGAACTGGTCCAATGCTGCGGTCTCGCAATACATGGCGGCGCTCAGGTGGTAATCACGGTCGATGATTTCCCGGTGCAGTTTGGCGCGCAAACCTTCCTGTTTAATGTTCCACATGCTGATGGTTTTCAGGTCGGCACCGATGCGAACGCCGTCCAGGTCGATCTCCAGATCAGGACGAACGCGGACTTCCAGACCGGTTTCGTCGTCAAAGCCAAAGTAGCTCACCTCAACAGCGCGGCTCGGATGCTGAAGCAGCATCCCGGCGGTTGGGTGTGCCAGTAATGCCGACTGAATAGCCAGCGCGGTGCTCAGTTGCTGACGGGTGACCAGCACTTTCCCTTGCGGATTCTCACGCCAGGCATCCAGCAGTTCGTCGGCAACGACGGCGTCCGGATTAACAGACTTCACGGTCTGGATCAGATCCGCTTTGGTACCGGACACTTTCAGTGGTTGGGGCTTCTGCGCCTCCTGTGCAACCAAGTCAGGATTGATGATTGCCAGTTGCTCGAGTAACGCATCACGGCTACCGCTGGTTTTCACCTGTGCTGGCAGAGTGGCGTTGTATTCCTTGATGCAGGCTTTCATCGCCGCTGCGGTCTGCTTCTGGTCCGCTTCGATACGCTGATACTCTTCAGGAAGCGACATATAGCTCTGACCAGTTTCCTCGACTGAACCACCCAGCGGCACCTGTGCTGGCAGAGTGGCGTTGTATTCTTCGAGCAAGGCTTTGATCTCATCTGCACTCAGCAGCGCTTGCAGACCTGCGTTGTAATCATCGATAAACGCGCGGATCGTTGCCGTCGTGGTGAATGCGCCTTCCGGAATTACCGGTTCAACGCTGAATTCCTCATCGAGCTGCTCTGGCTGCAACGCCAGTGCATGAACCAGGTTACCCATGTCCAGCACCGGAGAACGCTCTTTGGTGATCGTTTTGGCAACGTGGCGCGCGTTGAAGTACATCAGGCTAACGCGGGCATCTTTTACCTGCGTGCTGCTGATCCCGTTCGCTGCGTGATAAACCTCGTTCGGCAGACCTTCATAGCGACCTGGCTCGAAGTAAGCGGGATACACAACAGCCGGTTCGTCAGATTGCGCTTCTGGCTCGGTTTGATTCACTTTTTGGGCGTTTTGATGCGCAGATTCATCATTCTGATGCGCATTTTCTGGTTTTTGTTTCACATCGGCTTGCTGGCCGGTATGTGACTCTTCACCAGTTTCCAGACTGCTTTCGCCTGACTGCACTTCATTACCAGTCTGTTCTTCATCACTGACAGTTTCTTCCATCTGCACATTGCTGGTGGTTTCCTCATTAAGTGGTGAACGGTCATCTTTTTGTTGGGCGGTTGATGCGAGGTCTTCTGTGATCCATTTCGGGTCTGTAGCGTCACTAATCCCCTCAACATATTCGCCGCGGGAAGCTGCAAGAATTTTGTTTACCTCTTCAGCTGTTACTTTTTCCTGTTTCATAGGTACAGGCATAGACGAACGACCGCAGGCTATATCAACGAGCAATGGATCTGGGTTGGCGTGGTCGGTTTCCGTCAGTACTCTATTCAAATATTCTTGGTGTTTTACAGGATTAGCATAAAGCCCTTCTGGTGTGGTTTTTACTGTTGCGATAATGCAGGCACGTGAGTAGTCCAGGCTACCAGGCATTGAAACGAATCTCTCTCGAGTCGCCAGCCATTCGGGATCGTCCATCTTATTCATGATGGAGTTTGCCTGTAGTTCTATATCCAGCGGGACGTTGTAAATATCAAATTCGCGGTCACGGGCACGTAACGCCAGAGCAATTTCATGCTCCAGCCCGAGAATGGTTTGCGGGAATTTGCGGTCAGAGGCAATACCGCCACCGGCGTTCGCACCTGTAGGTGTGCGATTAATGGTTGTTACACGGTTGCCTTTCTGCCATTCCTTGACCAGCAGGCTGCGATCGATGTATTCAGTTTTGAACCACACCGTCAGGAACTGGATAACGGTTGCCAGCTCCGGTTTTTTACCGTCGACAGGGAAGACAGTCATAACAGCATTCACGACTTTATGAATATCGTGCTCAATGGCTTTTTTGAATGCCTCCACATTCTCAGCAGCCAGCAGCAGGTTCTGGATGTACGTGTCATCAGTGTCCATCTCAAGGCGGACAATCTCGTTTTTCTGCCCAGCGTCGACGTGATAGAGATATTCACCATCACCGATGAACTGAGCCAGTACGCGCTGACGAAATGGCAGGGTGGCAACGACGATCAGGTTTGGCTGCTCTGTCTGCTGAGATTCTTCTGCGGCGCTGTCTTCAGTATCCGCGTCGTCGACAGACTCATCTTCAGCCTGTGGTTTAACATTCCAGGTGCGCTGGTCTTCTGCCAGTTCGTAACGATCACACCAGGTGAAATCAACTTCACCTTCTTCTGGCAGGTCATCAACAACTGGGAAATCAGTGCGAATCGGTTTGGCGTAGTCCTTACCCCGACCTGTTTCGATGCCTGCATCTTCCAGCGCAACATCCAGCATCAGGTTGGCGCGAGCCTCTGTTTTTGCAGTGAACCAGACAAAAGCATCAGGCTTTCCCGACTTTTGCGTGGCTTTAACTACATATGGAAATTCCATGTGAGATCCTCATTTTTGGGTGTTAGAATCCCCGGACCATTGATAGCGCCCATTGGGTTAACTTTGGTTTTAATGTTGTTTCCGGTGTAACTTTGGTCGGTACCACCGGACGTAGATCCCGCCTTGCGCGGGTTTTACGTTAGCCTTCGTGAGCCATTTGGTCGTGCGAAGCGCAACGTTTGGAGCAATACTCTTTCTCTTTACGCGCCAGCTGTGAGCCGTTGCGATAGAGAAGGGTGCTTTTGATTACTTCTTCCGGTTTAACCGGCTTACCGCAGTAACCGCATTTCTTGTCTACCATGACGACCTCCGCTAGTGACTGAGTCCATGTCCCAGACCGTTCAGATAAACTTCAACCAGCAAATCCCTGGTGTAAGTCATCTCAACGCCTCGATGCAGATACAAACGACCACGAGCATTAGCTGATGCTGTCCAGGTTGAGTCTTTGTGTTTGACGAGCATTCCAGGCTGAACTGCGCCGCGGTTTACTGTCTGTGTACCGTAGTGCTGATGAACCATGATGTTCTCCAGTTTTTCTGAGTGAACTTCGCTGGTGGTGCCGTGACGCTGATCTTCACGGTTGAGCGTTTTAACTCGGCAATTCACCACCGCGAAGCTCACTTTTGTGCTTTGCCCTTGTCGCCAGGCTGGCGGAACGTTTGAACTTGATGCGCTTAGTGTTTCGCGATGGGATGATAATGTACTATAAGTTCATTGAAGTAAAGTACCAATAGTACATTTAAGTGGTGTGGCAAGTTCATAAACGCATAACAATATGAACTTTAAGATTATTTATTTTTTTCTCTAGTCTTGCTATGCTCAAAAAAACACCAAACAGGGTATTGCTATGGGCTTAGGTATGGATATGTCACGTGATGAATTGCTGGAAGATCGCGCAGCTTTCATAGCTGGCGAGATTGGCGGGGCGGTGGTTGAGTTAATAATCGATGGTGTGGTGATTGACCGTGACGCTATTGTCGACCAGCTGGAAGCTAAGCGTAAGGCTGTAGGGAATGTGATCCACAAGGGATTACTGAGGGATGCTGCGGAGTTCGTGAGGAAGGGGCAATAAAAACCCGGCGCGGTGGCCGGGTTAATCTTCGCTTTTTTGTGTCGAGCTACGTTCCAACTGATCGGATTTGCCTTTGTATACACCTGCCAACCACCCCGCTAGCACACCGCCGCCAATCTTGGCCAGCTCTATAGCGTATTGAGCATTTCCTGTATACATGGAAACGATGACCACAACTGCAACTGCAATCGTCACAATATATTTGAAATAAACTTTTTTCGTCTCTACTCCGCTGAAAATCGTAGCTTGAGTTGCTCTGTCTTCTTTCTGGGCGTCAATTGACTTTAAAGCTATTTCTTTATTGCTTTCAATCTCTTGTCGTCTAATCTCAAGCTCATGAGTCTTGAAATCCAATTCTTTCTCTTTAAGTTCAATTTCTTTAGTTTGAACTTCGACAAATTTTTCGATTGCGGCGATTGGATTTGGTTTGCGCTCTTTTTGCGCTTGAACTTCCTGTTGAGGAACAACTTCCGTACTTGTGTCTGTCATCTATTAAGTTCGCATAATACAGGGGTTTTGTAAGTCACTTTGAACTTACCAAATGTAGAGTCACCCATTTTGGGAGGGGAAAACTCTATACGATCAATGTTTTCGTACTGCGAACGGCTTAATGAAGCGACATGTTCCGCTGATACAAAGCGTTCGATTGTTGGCTCTAAAGTACGTCGGAACGAATTTTTGTTATCCATAAATGACCTCATAGATCCTCCTCGCATCCTTAAAGAACAAGAATGGCAAAAGTAACTTTTGCCGGAGTCACTTGAAGTTTACCCAAAAGGTAACTTCTGGCAAGTCACAAAATTTACTTTTTGTGAATATTCGAGACAGATCCTACCGCGCTAGACGAAAAAATAACTAATTCAGCGTGATGCATAATCCCTCAATCCCCCTGCAAACGAATCCTTCTCTTCATGTACTTCTCGTACATAGCATCCAGCTCTTTCAGGCGGATGGAGAAAAAACCATTTCCTGCGGTGATTCAGGCAACTTCTTACCCATGCTTCCTGTACGTCTGGGACGTTACTCGATTGCCACTATGCACCCGGCGTGACATACCCACCTACGATGAACCACGTAAGAAACACTACTGCAACGATGAACACTATCACTGGAAAGGCGATTCCAATTCTCATAAAGACACCTGTCTATCCATGTTTTCTATACGTCTGCGGCATGCTGCCGATTACCTTTCCGAACACGAAGATTTTGTTCATCTCTTCCTTCTCAATTGGCTCCCACGGGCGATAGGTCTGGTTGTCTGAGATTACCAGTAGTTTGTCTTTCATCTTCTGAAGTCGCTTAACATGAGCTGTTTCGTCGTACAGGAAAGCGTAAATTCCATCACCATCAAAGTGTTGGATGCTGATATCGACAAAAAGCAGATCACCCGGCTCTATCGTGCCAGACATGCTGTCTCCGCGGACGTTGATGATGCGGATTTGTTCCTGCTTTCGTCCGTTGAACATTTGGCGCGCATCTTCAACTGAGTATTCCACAGAGCGAAGCACCTCCACGAACTCGCTATTGATGACGCCCGGGCCTGCACTGACAGATACATTGAGCACATCTATGCGAAATATTTCTGTCGATTTCTGCAAGCGTCCCTCAGATATTCCATCAGCCTCGCTGTCACCTAACAGGTAAGTTGAAGTTGTACCAATACTCGCAGCAAGCTCTTGCAGCTTCCCGCGTCTTGGAATTGATTCCCCGTTAAACCATTTGCTTACGGCCTTTGGTGTCAACTTCATCTTTTTGGCTATCTCAGCCTGACGACCATGAACCGGCAAACCAGCTTTATCGCAGGCCAGCGCTAGCCTATGGGAAAAGTCTTTTCGCGCTTTTTCTTCCTGAACCATAGGTTCAATCATAATATCTCTTGCGTGAACTATCAGTTCCGACATAATATGTACTTACAGTTCATATTGAGGGTTAAAAAATGCAACCAACAAGCCTTGGCGAAATCATCAAATTGATTCGCGTACCCGTGGTGGCCAAAGCATGCGAGCGGACTCCGCGAGCAATTTACAAGTGGATCAATAGTGGGTGCTTGCCACGTACTGATTACACCGGTGAGACAGCTTATGCATCGAAAATCGCTGAGGCCTCAGGTGGTCGCTTTACCACCACCCAAATTCTTGAAATCAGCAAACCAAAAGTAGCCTGACCGGCGCTTTAAACACGAAAGGGAAAGCACTATGCAATCACTTACGTTTTACCAGGATACAGGATCGCCGCAGCAGGCGGTGATAAATCGTGCTCAAGCGTGCAAGGGACCTAGCCATGAAGATATTCGTGATGCCGTTCGCTCATGGGCGGGTGTAGATGGTCAGGATGTCGTTTCTGCTCTGATCATCGAAGAGTACCAGGCGCAAGGGGGAGACGAGATCACTTTCCCTGATGACCTCAGCCGACAGCGTCAGAAGCTTTTCCGCTTCCTGGACAACCATTTCAACAGTGAAAGATACCGCGAGAACGTCCGCCAGCTGACTCCGGCAATTCTTGCTGTTCTGCCGCTCAAGTACCGCAACCGTCTGCTACCAGAAGACAACGTTATGGCTCGTCTGGCGCGTATGGAGAAAGAAACCAGTGAAGCAAAGATTGCCGTCGCGCTGGATGCGCCACGGCATCAGAAGCTGAAAGAGTTGAGCGAGGGGATCGTGGAGATGTATCGCGTTGACCCTGGGTTAACTGGTCCGCTGATGGAGATGGTGCAGATGATGCTGGGGGCTATATGA